AATTCAATCTAATGTTCATGATGCTCTAATAAAAACTGATACAGAATTATTAACTGGGTCTTCTATTATAACGAATGAAGTTGATACCAATTTAACTCTTGGTGTAGTTGAAGTATCATCAGCAACTAATTTTTCTATATCAATATTTGGAGGTGAGCTTGTATTAGGTATTTCTGATATTCTTGAATCTACTACATTGATTAATAGCAATGTATATGATACTGATATGTCATTTGGTGTTGTTGAACCATTACAATGTAGTTTTTGTTATATAGGTACAGTTGTTAGTGAACCTGAGTTATTATTTGGATTGGTAGAATTATTATCTAGTACTGTATTTAGCATATCAATTACAGATGCTGATTTAAACCTTGGAGATGTTGTTCTATTATCATCTACAATTAATATTGAATCAAAGATCTTATCTTTCTTACAAATTCCTGGAATATTAGAATTATTATCAGGAAATATTGATTATGTATCAATTGTTGATTCAAGTGTATTAGATGTAAGTGTAGTGGGTTTATCATCAACTACATCAGTTGTTTCATTTGTTGATAATGAAATCTTATATGGTACATCTGAAAGCTTAACTGCTGTTATACATTGTCAATCAAATATAGAACCAGTGTTATTGATTGGTGTATCTGAAGTTCTTAGATCATCAATTAGTATTGTTAGTATTGTTAATTCTCCTGAAATTATAAAACCATCTGGTTTATCAAGTACTATTAATGTTGTTTCTAATATAACTTCAGTATTTGTAACAGGAGATCCAGAAGAATTATCATCAACTATTAATGTTTCTTCATTAGTTAAAGATACTAGTTTAGTAATTGGTGATATTGCATATTTAACTGCTACAACAAATATAATTACTAATGTTACTGGTGCAACTACTTATATTGGTATAGAAGAAACTTTAACTGCTACTAATAATATTGTTTCATCTATTATTGATATTGAATTAGTTGTTGGATTAATAGAATTAGTAACAGCTACAGAAACAATTCAATCAAATGTTAATGATGCTTATTTAATTTCTCCTATTATATATACTAGTGGTTCTATTAGTATTATAACAAATGTATATAATTCTGAATTAAATGTTACATTGTCATTATCATCTACATGTTCAGTTATATCAGTTATATCAGGTAATATTGTACCAGGTGTTGTTGAGGTTGCTAGTAGTATTGCAATAGCAATTAGTGATATATTATCTGAATTAACTCTTGGTGTTAGTGAAGATTTATCATCAACCGCTGCTATTAATGTAGATATAAATGCTTTAACACCAATCAATATGCAATGGTTGAATATAACTGCATTTGCTGATAGTGAAGTTGGTGATATTAGATTATTAATTGGTGATTTCACTGGTATTGCAAGTTCTGTTGTTTCTGTTACAGATGCTATATTAACATTTGGTGTTGAAGAAGTATTGTCTTCTACTATAGATGTTGTGTTAGTTGTTGGTGATATTGAATTAGTTATTGGATTAATATCTCCTCTTACATCAACTATTAATGTTGTTTCTGATGTACCAACAACTGATTTGGTAGAAGTAATATCAAGCTCTATTATTATTCATTCAGTTGTTTCAGATTCTCATTTAGCATTAGGTGCAGAAACAGGGTTATCAAGTATTTCTATAACTCAAACAACAGTTGGCAGTGATATTACATTAGGTATTGAAACTCCATTGACAGCTACTGCTGGACCTATTTCAACTACATCTAATGCATACTTCTTAATTGCTAATTACTTTGGTGGTAGTTCATCTGAAACTGAGATTTGGGGTACATTAACATTAGGTGTGGCTGAACATTTCGAAAGTGGAAATGCTTACGTTGATTCAAATGTTAGTAATAATGATGGTCTTATAATTGGTGCAATTGATCTAAATGTAAATTATGGTATAGAATCAAATGTTAATTCAATATTAGGTGTTGAATATGCTTTTGTGAGTTCACCATTAATTCAATCTGTAGTAATTGTTGATTTATCAGTTGGTAGTGTTACATCACTTGAACATTCATCAGTTATTACAACTAATGTTTCTAATGCTGAATTAGATTTTGGCGCTGATGTTGTATTGACAGCAGATTTATTTATTGAATCATTTGTTGATGGTTTTATTTATACTGGAAAAGAATATGGTATTAGATCAGATGTTCATATTCAAAGTATAGTTAATGATGTTGAATTATTTATTGGTGGTAATTCTGAATTACATTCTCAAGCTCATATACAATCATTAATTATCACACCATACCTTAGAAAAGGTATTGATGAAGAATTATCATCAACAGTTATTGCTCAAACAACACATGAACCTATACAGGTAATTGTTGGGGTTTCAGAATTATTATCGAGTACTATATTTTCAATTTCTATAACTGATTCTAACCTTACTATAGGTCTTGATACAGGATTTAGTGCAACTAGTATAGTTGAGACATCTTCGAGTGGACATATACTAATAGGAACCACTGAGATACTATCCTCAACTAGCAATATTGCTTCTTTAATGAGTTTAGGGAATGAACTATATATAAGCATTGCTCTTGATGCATCTATAGTAAATACCTCATATATACATGTATCTGATATAATAATTGGTTCACAAGAATCTCTATCTGCAAATATTGATATTGGTTCATCAGCTAATGCTGAGTATATTGTTGGACAACATGAATCTTTAATTGGTGCTGCTTTATTTGATACTAAAGTAAGTTGTAGTTTAGATATTGGATATGCAGAACATTTATCAGGTTCAGCTATTTGTATTATTAATATATATGATTTAGATTTTATAGGTATTGTTGAAGAATTATCAAGTATTGTTTCTGCTCAATCAAGAATTGATACATTTTTGAACTTAGGTGTTGCTAATCAATTAGCAAGCTCAGTTAATATTGTTCAAAGTATTACATCATCTGATTTAGTTATTGGTTTAGATACAATATTAACTGCAACTACAAATCCTTGGGTTGAATCTAATTCAGATACATTATGGTTAGATATTGAACATTATGCTTCTATAACAGTTCAATCAAATGTTGATGCTTATATTACAATGGGTCATCTTGATAATTCAATTTCTAGTACAATTATTATTAACACTGAATGTGATATAGATCCAATGTATTTAGGTGAGGATGAAATATTAAATGCTAGTATATTAGCTCAATCAATTGTTAATGTAGTATTTAGTCTTGGAGTTGTTAATGAATGGTTAGATTCATCAATTAATTGTATTAGTTTAGTTGGTACTAAAACTGAATTAAATATTGATACAATTGATAGATATAGAAGAAGAATTACAGCTGACTTACAGTATTGGTACGATCATTTTGTAGTTAATCATAAATCATTAAATGTTAATCAAATACAATTTCCATCAGCTAATCAAGTTTATGAACAATCATTTATAGAGTTATTATTTAATGATGAATATGATAAAACAAGTTATAGATATTTATATAGAGAAATTTTAGATAAACAATCATGGCCAGATGCTATTAAAACAAGAATGATGTTAAATCCTGATACTGCTCACTATTATATAGCAGATGGTGATGATCCAGAAGTTCATAATATTAACTTATATGATATTCAATCACATGATATAGTAATGATGGATAGATTATTAGTATATAGATTAGAATCAGAAAATGCTACATTGGTTGGAATTGATTATGATAATTTAGATACATCATTAGCTAAGATGATTTATATTTATTTAGAACTTAAATTAACAGGAAATTATTCTAAATATGATAACTCAGCTATATTTACAACAAGAGTTAATTCATTAGAAACATGTTATGAGACGTATCTTACTCAGAGCATCTTTGAACATGTATCAAATAAAGGAACATAATATAAAATAGAGACAACCAATTTAAAGGAGTTTGATAGTGTTTACAATTGATGATCTTTGGAGAATAATGGAGTTCCTAAAAGATGGGACTACTAATCCTAATCTTAGCGAATTAACAACCACTTTAGCGACATCAGAAAAAGAAATTACTAATTCATTTTTTGAACAAATATTAGATCAACAAACTTTTAATTCTGAGGATTATAGAAGATTACGTACTATGATAATAGATTGGTACTCTTCTCATAAAACAATATCAACAACTCAAAAATTAGTTTCAGATGTACATACTTTACCAGATAAACATTTAAGTGAATTATTTAAAAGCTTTGGATTTCCTATTGGTTTAAATTTAGTACCACTAACATCAAAAGCTAATTTCTTTTTAGATTTAGTAAATTTTTATAAGAAAAAAGGAACTCCAGAAACCTTAGTAGATGTTTTAGATTACTATGGATTTTCAGATACTGATTTAATTGAATATTGGTTGCAGAAAGATCAACATGGTAATATTATATTTAGAGGAACATCTGTAAGATTAGCTTCTGCAGGAAGTACACTATTATTAGATTCAGATGTTCCTTATGATAAACTTGTTTCTACTGATCCTCATTGGTTTCAAACTAAAGATCAAATTGAAAATTTAATTCAAACTAAAAAAATTAATTTACCTTCTAAAACACCATATTTTTCTTTGAGTTCAATATTTTCATTATTTACAATTACTATATCATTGTCAATATTATTTAGAGTTGTTGAAGATCAATATGATAGATATATGGCAGGTCAAGAAATTGCAAATAATATTCTAGTTAAAAATCTAGGATTAATACTTCCAATTTTAGATGTATATGTTGGAACAATTTATGCATTTGAAAGAATGTTTGGATATGGTTCTACTACTACATTTACTAGATATAATTGTTATAATGGATCATTGGATTATATCGGAGACCCTCCACTACCACAAAATTTATCAAATCTAACTAAAGTATATGAAGATCTTATTTCTAGACCAATTTCTAGATTAGATAGAGATACAAGACTAGTTGAATTAATTAATTCCTGGACTCGTCCTTTATCTCAAAATTTTTTAAATTCTATTAATGCATCTGAACCATTCTTAGAAGCTTTAAATCCTAATTTTAAAGCTGTTATTGATTCATGGTTTGATGTTGGAGATCAAAGTTATTTAATAACATATTTAATTGGAACATTAGATAATTGGATTAGATTAAATATTGATTCTAAATCTCCAAGTTTAGTTATTACAATGTTAGGTCTTGGTTTTAGAGATGAATTAATGAATATTATTAATTTCTTTAAACCATATAGAGCAAGATTAGCTTATATGGATACAGCATATTCTATTAAGAATCCATTAACTGAATCTGTAATATTAGATGAGTGGTTGTTAACTCAAATAGAACAAAACCAACATGATAGCATAAGACCTCCTGGTGGATATTGTGAAGCTATAAGTCAGCAACAAATAGATGATATAGAAAATTTTGATTGGTATGCTTTAATTGATGAATGGAAATGGGACAAAGGTAAGTTCTTTGATCAACCTCCAGTAGCTCCAAAGACACCAGTTAAGAAGTCTATTTTACCAATATCAGGTTGTGAAAACTTAGAATGGTGGTATGATATTGGAAAAAAATATGATATTCCTATTCCTCCAGAATATTTAAATTTTAAATATGATAGTGGTGGATATTACGATATAATTCCATATCTACAAAGATGTTTAATGGAATTAATTAAACATCATCCAAAAGGTGGTTTATGTGATTATGTAGATTATAAAATTGGTACATTTTATCACGACAGAGTTGGTATGCGCAATCGTTTTGATAGACATTGGGATGAAGAAGCTAGTTTTGACTCTGGAATAGAAGAACAATGGGCTGACAAAATTATTATAGAAGATGGACGTCTTATTAATGATGAAGTAGTTGTTGATGATACCGAACAAAATAAAGTAATTATAGTTAGAAATTATCACTCAGATTTTGATACAGGTGGTTCGTTCGATGGGTATGTTGAAGAAGTAGTTACTATTCCTAGCAATCCAATGATTGATATAAATCAAAGTTTTAGAGAAACTTTTGGTAATACACCTCCATTACAAATGGATAGAGGTGATACTTATGATACAGATTATTCTCAAGCTATTGTAAGAGATGAATTTTATATTGAAATATCATACAGAGGGTATTGTAATATTTCATCTAATGTTGGAAGATATCCAACAAGTTTTGATAGTGGCAATACATATGATAGATTAACTGATTTAACAATTGATTCTCCTCATCCTGTAAATTATGATCTTGGTGGTGTTTATGATACTGTATCTGCATTAAATATGTTTGATGAAAATATATTTGAATTTTTGTCAGGATCTATTAATTGTTCTACTAATATAAATGTCTCTCATTTAGTAGGTGGTGGCATTGAAAATTTTCTTGGATATGTAGATATTTCTTCAGATGTTGAAGGAATAATAAGTTTAATTGGTGTTTCAGAAACATTAAGTTCATCAATTAATATTTTTAGTAATATTTTATCAAACTTATATACTGGAGCAGTAACTGAGTTATTATCTAGTTCAATTACTATTTCTAATGTTGGCGGAAATCCAGAACTGATAGTTAGTGGTACAGAAGAATTATCATCTTCATCTAATATAAATACTACAATTCAATGTCTATTAACTATTGGTATTATGGAGTTAATAAGTACAAATATGAGTATTAGTTCTACAGTTTATAATACTGAATTAATTATTGGATTATTTGAGAGTCTTACATCTGTTAGCAATATAGAATCTAACACTTTATTAGATCCTAATTTAATTGTTGTTAATTCTTTATATAATCCAAAGAGTTTTATTATTGATATTGAAAATAATTATGGAGATTCAACAGATCTTGCTTTAATGGGTGTTAGATTTGCTAGAGGTGGAATTATTTATGATATAGGAACACCTGGTTTAAACTATACATCATATGCAACATCAACTAAGAGTTCTGGTTCTTATGCTCCTTGGAGAGTATTCTTTGATGGAAGTTCATTAACTGGTACTGTTGAAAATTGGGCATCTAATTCAGCGATAACAAATCAAAGATTAATATGTAATTTTGGTAATACTCTTGCTATAGATGAAATTATTTTCTATAATTATCATGCATCTGGTACTAATACTGATAGAGGTATTAAAAATATCAAAATATACTTATCTGATAATAATCAATCTAATACATCATATGGTTCAACTATTACTAGTAGCACATTAGTATATGAAGGATCTATTGGAGAACATACTTCAGTGGATGAAGAAAATCCACAGTCAATAACTATTGGAGTTTATAAAGGAACAGTTAGTATAAACAGTAATGTTACAGCTCAAGAATTAGAGTTTGATGTTGTATCAACTTCAACTACTATTACTAGTAATGTTAATGGTTCTTTAGATATTGGGTTTAATGAAAGTTTATTGTCAAGTTCTAATAATATAACTACTGATTGTATAGCTGATTTAAATACAGGTTTAAATGAAAGTTTATTGTCAAGTTCTAATAATATAACTACTAATTGTATAGCTGATTTAAATACAGGTGATGTTGAAACTCTGTTATCAAGTTCTAATAATATAACTACTACTGTTAATTCTAATATAGAACTTGGAAATATCGAAGAATTAGTAGGAAATTCTAATGTTATTAGTACAATTTATTCTATCTTAGAAATTGAATTAATAATTAGAGGTTCATCTAATAGTATTGTTGATACTAATGTTAACTTAGAAATTGAGCTGCTTATTATAGGTTCATCTAATTCATATACTATTGTTAATTCAGTTATAGATACTGGAGATAATGAAGAATTAGTTGGAAGTTTTAATATAACTACTATTGTTAATTCTAATATAGAACTTGGAGAAATAGAAGAATTATTTGGAAGTTCTAATTTAATTACTAATACTAATGTTAACTTGGAAATTGAGTTAGTAATTGAAAGTTCTTCTAATTATACATCTAATGTATATAATAGTATATTAAATATTGGTCAAGTTGAGATATTAAATAGTAATTCTGCCATAGAATGCGGATGTGATGCTTCATTAACAGTTGTATAGAACATATTATAAATAGTCCATCTTATTCCACAGACTTTAAACATGAAGCATCTAGTCTGTATGCTTAGGAGATATTATGGTATATACAAATAAGTTCGTAGCAGTAATCAAATGTAATGGTAAAATTCTCAGAGAAGTATCTAAAGAGAATGATGTCATCCTCCCTTTTGGAGCAGAGTATTCTATCCTATTAAAAAATCTTGATAATAGAAGAGCGGTTGCAGAGGTTTCTATTGATGGAACTGATGTGTTGGATGGAAGAAGACTTGTTATTGATGCTAATGATGATACCGAATTAAAAGGTGTTATGGTTAATAATGCAGTTAAGAATGCTTTCAAATTTATTCAAAAAACAGAAAAAATCCAAGATCATCGTGGTGATAAAATTGATGATGGTTTTATTCGTATTAAGTTTGGTTTTGAAAGAGTAGTAGATTATACTTGGACAACTACTACTTATCCAACAGTATATAGATCTTTCTATAGCAATACTGATGTAAAGTATGGTGGTTGTCATAATGATATGGGTACTGCTAAAGGTATCGTAGGTCAGTCAGAAAAGATTTTAATTCAACTCATGTTGGTACTATCGAGGATCATGGTGTTATCATTATTAGATTAAAAGGTACTGATAAAACATATACACCGTTTAAAAATCCTTTATTTGTTTCAACTAAGTTTGAATGTCCTACTTGTGGAACTAAATCAAGACATGGTGTAAAGTTTTGTCCAGAATGTGGAACTAATATACAGGTTGTAGTTAGATAAAAAATAAACAAAAAACAAAAGATGGACTAATGGGAACCCATATAGAAATTGGGTTCTCATTTTTCCGTATACATTACTAATCATATATAAAAATAAGAACAAAATAAAAAGCTAAATTAGATTTGCAATGATCACTAAAGGAGTTATAGAATGGAAGATAAAAAGATTAAAGATAAAGAAACTATAGTCGTGAATGTTAACGATAACTATGGTGATTCATGTATTAAAGATTCAGTTAATAGTATAGGTACTAAATCTAGAAAACCAGAAGGATATGTTGAAATATATTCTATTGATGAGGATGGTAATAAGAAATTAGTTGGTAAAAGTAATTTAGTTTTATTTAAGGGAAGAGAATGGATTGCTTCAAGAATTTGTAATGTTAACAATGGAAATATTGATGCAAATGAAGATGAGTTCATATCATGGTTTGGTCTTGGTAATGGTGGAACACCTATTGGTGATCCTTTAAATCCAAATACTCCTACTAATGGTATGGAAGATTTATCAAATGAAATTGGGGTGCATAGTACAGATATAGAGTGTGCTGATTATAGAGCAGGAGCTTATTATAAACACCCACTTGATTCAATAGATTTTCAACAAGATGCTTTAAATGATGATAAATGGTTGATATTAAAAGTTACTACAACTATATCAGTCGATCATGCAAATGGTTATAATTTAAATGAAGCTGGACTGTTTACTTCAAATAGTAATGCTGGTGAACATTTAGGTCCATTTAATATTTTTAGTATAGTTACATTTCCAACAATTGTCAAAGATGATTCAAGACAATTAGTATTTTACTGGTACTTATACTGCTAATAAAAAGATAAATATAAAAGGTTAAATTAGAGATACCTCCAAAGGATTTTCATATTAAAGTAGAGTTAAGAAAGTAGAGATTACAATTCGTTTTAAAAACTAACAAGAATCCGTTAAGGGAGGAAGAATTATGGCAAGTCCAATATCACCAGGTGTATATACTACAATCACTGACTTAAGCTCTTATGTAGGAGCTGTACCAAGTACTATCGGTTTAATTTGTGGCATTACCAAAAAAGGTGAAGATAACGTTTTAAAATTTATAGGTGGCAGATCTGAACTAATTTCTGAATTTGGTGAACCAAATATTAATGAATATGGAAAGAGTTACGGTCAAGGTATGTATTGTGCATATAATTATCTTGGAGAATCAGGTTCTTTATTCTTCATTAGATGTATGCCAGACGATGCATCATTTTCTAATATTAAAATAAATGTTGATTTAGCAGATACAGATTCTACTGCTACGGTATCATTAGATTATATCCAATCAAGTAATATTAATTCTAAATTAGAAATTAGAACAGCATTAGCATCAACAGGAACTACATTTCCATTATGTGTTTTATATCCAATAGGTCGTGGTGAGTATTATAATGGGTTGAGTGTTAGATTAATAGCTCATGCTAATCCAATGTTAAACGGCATTTATGTATTAGATATATATGAAAACCAATTAGATGGTAGTGAAGTTATTGTAGAATCATTTGAAGTTTCATTTGATCCTTCAGTTAGGGATAGTACTGGTGATTCTATTTGGATTCAGTATGTACTTAATAATTATTCAAGTATGTTAAGATGTGAAATGACTACTGATGGAAATGAAATTTTTTCAAGTGGATACAATACATTAATTAAAATATATGATAAAGAAATTGGTGCTGTAACAGTAGAAAAAAGTTCAAGTGCCGCAACTTTAACAGATATTAAACAAGATTTTAGTGATTGGTCTTCTGCTTCATTTCCTTTTACTTATTGTGTTGAAGCTACTGATCAGCGTGGTAATAAATTAAAAGGTTGGTTAGGTTCTATTAATGGGGATGATGATTCTATAGAAATATATAATGATAGAGTATTAAATGGTTCTCAAAATTGGATTGGTGATGTATCATTATTTGATGAAGTTGGAGAAGTTACTTATGTTATTAAAAAAGCATTTACATCAGTTGCATCAGCATTTATAAATTCAGAACCATTTCCTTTAAAGAAAGGTAGTGATGGTTCATTATTAACACCAAGTGGAGAATTTAATACAGTTACTGCTACTCAACTATTGTCTCAAGGTTACCTTGGACAACTAACCAGTGTTGAAGATGGTACTGGTTCAGTTGATGATTTACTTGACCAAGAGAATATTTATTATTCAATAGTATTTGATTGTGGTTATCCATCAGACGTTAAAACAAGTATCTCAACATTAGTACAAACCAGACGTGACTGTGTAGCAATTATGGATAATGGAGATAACTCTTCATTTACAAATTCTCTTGCTTCACGTAATAATACTCATGTTTTTAATAATTACTTTTGTGCATTATATGAAGAATATAATAAAGTATATGATTCATTTACTGGTCAAGATATTTGGGTATCACCTGTATATCACATGTCATATCTATTACCAAGAAATGATAATGTAGCTGAAATTTGGTTTGCTGCAGCTGGTTTTAATAGAGCAGCTATTGATACTATTAAAGAACTTAGATTTAATCCAAGATTAGGTCAAAGAGATCAAATGTATTTAAAACAATTAAATCCAATTGTTAAATTCAATCCTGGATATGTTAACTGGGGACAATTAACTACACAAGCAAAACCAAGTGCACTTCAAGACTTGAATATTGTAAGACTTGTTCTTTATTGTAAACGTGCATTAGAACAATATTGTAGATATTTTATTTTTGAACAAAATGATGCTATCACTTGGGGTCAGGTATCAGGTGGAATAGTACAATTTTTGGATGATATTCAAAAAAGAAGAGGTCTTTATAGTTTCAATGTTGAGGTTGGTGCTACTGCATATGAAATTAAAACTAAAACTTTTCATGTTAATATTACTTTAGAACCTACTAGAGTTGCAGAAAAAATTAGTTTAAATTTCTTCATTAAATAATTAACAAACAGGGAATAGAGTATGTTAAAGTATTCTTTTCCCTGTTTTTTCCGTATACAATCTAATATAGTATTTTAATAAGAACATATATTAAATCATACAGTAGTATGGGCAATTAATTAATTAATTTTAGGAGGAAGTTATGAGTTTAATAGAATATGATGAATCAGTAGAAAGTTTGAAAGAAGCATTTAATTCATTTACAGAATTAGCAGAAGGTGGTAAAGATGGAAGAGGAAGTAAAACTAAAGCTCTACAAGCTAGAAAACTTAGCATGTTATTAGGAAATCAATTAAAAGATTTCAGATCTCTTTCTATTTCAAATGATAAAGCAAAATAGTAATATTAAACTTCCTATTTATATTTAATTATATAGATAGGAAGTTAGTTCCGTATATACTAGTTACCATTTTATTTAGAACAAAATATAAAGAAATACAATATTCGGGATCATATTTTGAAGTTTAAAAGAATAAGAGAATCCCTCCAAATGATCCAAAAAAAGGATTTCAATCTACTTAAAAGAAAAACTATTGTGGAGGAATAAATTATGGCTTTAAGAAACGCTTTTATAGCAACTAAAGATAACTTGTTATCAAGACGTTGGGGTGGACACAGTGTTGGAGTTGCTGATCCATATATAACGGGATATCATTTTATATGGTTTGAACAAATTCCAAGTGGTTTACTATCAACAATAAATCAACCAATGGACCCTGTTACTGATGCAATGACAGCAGATGATATTCAAAAAGTTTTAGCTGCTACTTGTACAGGAGTAACACCTCCTGGTGGAACATTAAATAAAATTGAGTTCACAGGACTTGGTGGAGTTAAATGGGCAGTACCTGGAAATTTAGATTATGGTAATTCAGTATCTGTAAAATTTACTGAAATGCAAGGATTACCTATTACTACAATTATGCATAAATGGGTAAAATCTATTAGAGATTATAGAACAGGTGCTACACAAACTTTAGATGACAAAGTTGGAAAACCTGGTTATAGTAAAGCTGATTATTCAGCATTAATGTACTATTGGACAACAGCACCAGATGCAAAAACAATTGAATATTTTGCATGTTATGATGGAGTATTTCCAACTAAAGACCCTGCTGATTTACATGCAAGTGATATTGAAAGTATCGGTAAGTTAGATATTGAAATAGAATTTAATGTTGATTATGTGTGGCATGAACAATGGGTTTACAATAATTGTAAGAAATTTTCTGAGGCTGTTCAAGGTAGTGTTGCTAAAATTGACGGTTATGGAAATAAAAATTAAATAAAAATATATAAAAAATACAAACAGGGGGATTTATTATGTTACATCCAGTACTTGAAAGTTTATTTCTATTAAAGGTAGCAAGAGGTTATGTTGCAGAATCAATTATGAATTCAGATATTGATGAAAAACAAGAGCTTATTAATTATATTCAAAACGAAGCTTCAGATTATGAAGTTATGCATCTTGTAACTCTTGGTGAAATGCCAGAAGAAAAATATGATAATGTTGCTGAACAAGCAGTATGGAATATTTTTAAAGAAAATGTAATTCTAAATGCTGAAACTTTAAAAGAAGATATGTTTACAGAAGATATCATGACAATTATTTATGAAATGAATCCAGTATCTGAATTAGGTTATTCTTCTGCAGCTCCTATTCTTGAGTTTGCTAAAGCTAATGGAAGTTTATCTAATTTATCTGAGGATGAATCAGGTCTTGGTTTTGGTGCTAGTGGTGCTTATAATAGCAAATGGGATGCAGCTAAAGGTAATGCCAAAGGTAAATTTATTAAGAGTAAACAAAAAGCTATAGCAATTGCTAAACAAGCTAAAAAACAAGCTACAAAAGCAGGTAAAAATCTTAAATCTGATACAGGTGTAGGAACTTTAGCTGCCGGAGCTGTTGGTGTTGCTGGTATTTATGGTCTTTATAAATTAATCAAATATTGGAAAGCCAAAAGAGCTGCTGCTAAAAGTCCTGAAGCTCAAAAAGTTGCTGCTGCTAAATTAAAAGCTGCTGAATCTAAATTAAAAGCTAAAAAAGCTAAAGCATAAGATTAATTTCTAATATAAAAAAATAGTCGAACTCTTTTATTATGGGTTCGACTATTTTTTTTCATAACAGCGAGGATTTATGAATATAAATAATTCACTTTTATTTCTTAAAATTTGTAGAACCACTATATGTGAAATATACAATGAAAAAGAATTAAATTATTTTATTCAAAACGAAGCTTCAGATTATCAAATAATGAATATAATAGTTAATGATATAATACCAAATGAAAAATATAATATCAAAAAAGAGAATCAATTATGGGAACAATTTCAAGATTTAGTTTATCAGAATAATAATAATTTATATAAACTGATTGTTGAAATGGGTCCGATAGTTGAATATAATTTATCATCATCTAGAATAATATTAAATTATTTAAAAGAAGCTAGTGATCAACAAGTATATGCTAATAGCTTATATGATAATATGAAAACAGCTATGAAGTCTGCTCGTTCAAATATTAAAAAAGGAGTAAAAGCTGCAAATGAGTTAGCTAATGATACAGCTAAAAAAGCTGCAACTAACAAAATAGTAGTTGGTATGACTGCTGGAGCTGCTGCTGCAATGATAGCATTTGCTGCTGCTAAATTATATCAACAATATTTAAGTAAAGCTGCTAAAGTATGTAAAGGCAGACCAGATAAGGTAGCATGCATGAAAGGATTTAAACAAAAAGCTTTAAAAATTAGAGTACAAAAGCTTCGTTCAGGTATAAGTACTTGTGGTAAATCTAAGAATCAATCAAATTGTCAAAAGAGTTTACAATCAAAAATTACTAAGTTACAAATGAAATTAGATAAAATATAAACAGATAGAATTTTATTAATTAGATATGAATGAAAGGGAGATTTAAAATGCCATTCACAGGATTTAACTTATCGTATCCGGAGTATGAGGTTATTACACCACATACTAAACTTACATTTAATGTAAGAAGTTTAAACGTTTCTGAAGAAGAAAAAATGAAAGGTAGTTTAGTTTCACCAAACAAAATTACTGAGCATTTAAATAAATGTATATATGAAACTCTTGTTAAGAAACCAGAGGCAGTCAAAGATTTTGAAACATTTTTAAAATTATGTACATTAAAAGATAGAGATGCATTGTTATATGGTCTATATCATATTACTTATGAAGAAGTTAGAAATTATGATATAACATGTTCAACATGTAGTAAAACTTACCCTGTTACTATTCAAGCATCTGATACATTTAATTTTAATATGTTTCCTCATAAAGATATTTTAAAGAAACAATATAAAATTAAACTTCCTGTTTCAAAAGGAATAACTGCAGTAATTAGACAACCATCACTTTGGGATGAAATGATAGCTATTAAAAATCTTAGTAGCAGACCAGGGTCTTCAATAGAATTAATTACTGAAACTTTAATTATTACTAGTTTTGAACAAGATATGGAAACTGATAAAAAACCTAAAGTATATAATGAAAGAGTTGATATACTTGATGCATATCTTACATTACCAGCAAGAGATAAAAGAGTCATACACAAAACATATCAAGATGAGCTTGGTAAATATGGTGTTGATTTAAAAATGAAAACATTTTGTCCGCATTGCTCAGCGGAAGAGGATGTGGATATCGATTTGGTTTCTCAGTTCTTTCGCATGGTGTACTCAGCTTAATATAATAGATGAATATAAAAAAATGCTCAGCGATTCTATATTTGCATGTATTGAAATGTTACACCAAAATTATATTGATATAATGCATATGCCTGTCAAACGATTTAATGATCTTTTAAAATGGAAAGCTGATATAGAAGATCAAAGAATAAAAATGATAGAGGAGGGTAGAAAATAATGGCTACTATGTTAGAAAAATTCAAAAAAAATATAGTAGGTTCTAAATCTAGAATTACTGATTATCTACCAATAGTATCTTCTGCAGGAGATTTTTCTAGAGTAAGTAATATACAAGCTATATTAAATTCTTGGAATAATATATTATTAACTCAAACTAGAACATATATAGAAAATCCTGAATATGGTAGTGATCTTTATAAATATGTTTTTGAACCTGCTGATGATGATACTGCTGAAAGTATTAAAGAGGAAATACAATATAGATTAATGCTTTATGATGATAGGGCATTACTTAAAAATATTGTTGTATCATTTATGAATGATGGTCATGGTTTTATTGTTGATATTGATCTAGAATATGAAGGTGATACAGATACATTAACAATTGATTATAGTCAAAATATGTTAAAATTTGAAGCTTAGAAACAAACTAAAAGTGGTTCATGGTATATACTAAGAACCACTTTTTTAGTAAAATATTTTAGAATAAAATCAATAGTTTAAAACCTTAATTAATTAAAACTTATTCTATAAACAATAGGAAAAAACATGAAACATAGGATTACTTTTGGAGTTTTAAAAACATACTCAGGAATATTAACTAAACATCATATAGGAAATGTTCAGTTAATTATTATTGAAATGTCAAAAAAATTCTTGATGTTAAATGTTATTGGACAAAATTTTAATGATCAACATGTTTGTCAAGTACTTTTAAAAGGACCTGCTGAGCATGCTAATAAATTTATAGATAAATTTGAAGAAGATGGTAGTTATATACCAATGGAAGAAATAATTTGTAATATACCAAATGAAAATGATGACCATTTTAAAGTTATATTAAAGAAAAAAGGAAAATATTTAAATTCACATTATACATTTACATTATCTAAAGAAGCCAGTATTGGTAGTATTAAAATATATAATATGGATGGAAAATTTACTCCATTGTTAGTAGAAAAAATAGACAAAAAATCTCAAATTAGAATAAAAGCATTAAAAAAACAAACATTATCAAAACCTTTATTAACCAAATTTATGGCTTCTATAAAGAGGTAAATGATGCAAAATTGGGAGAGACTATACGAGTATATTCATGAGTACCAAGAGCTAGTCTTAGACTACTATAGTAAGCATGGTGTCGCTTTTTTGACAACTTATTGGAACATTAATAAGGATGCTACTGTTTGGGACAAAGAACAAATGTATGGTGGTTCTTATGAAAAAACAGGAAACTTATCTGGAATGAAATGGAATAAATATTTACTGCTTCCTGTGTATTTTTCTGAGGAAATTTCTACTGGTTTTGATGGATCAGAAATTGGTTTAGTTAAAGAACAAGAAACAAGTATAGTGTTCCCTTCTATTTATGGTATAACCCCATATGCAAATGACATAGTTAAATTCGAGTCAGAATTCCTTCAATCAGAAAATGATACATATCCAATATTTAAAGTCACCGGAGTTGAACCTTATCCGAATACAGAAAAGAGATATTGGAAATTAAGATGTAAAGTATATGAAAGCAAAGGAACAGAAAGTATAGAAGTAAAAACAGAAAATACATATGTTTTTGTTGATTATGATAAAAAGATTCATACAGTAGAGGAAGCAAAAACTTTAGCAAGAATGTTAGCTAAAGACGAGGAACTAAAAATTAATCTAACAGACATGTGGAATGATAACGCAGGTCTAATAGAATCATAGAGGTAACATATGACTACACCAGTATCTGAAACAATATTTGCATCAAGAGATGCTATAAGATCTCAAGTAATAGATTTTCTTCAACAATATATGGAATTAAATGAAGTTGATTTAACACAATCTTCATTCTTATCATATATTATAGATATTTTTACTACTCTTTCATCCAATCTTATGTTCTACCAGTCTAATATTTATAGAGAGTTTTTTCTTACTCAAGCACAATTACCTGAATCAATTCATAACTTAAGCTCATTTCTTGGATACAGTCCTAAAGAAGCAAAGTATGCTGTAGGTAATGTATTAATGACAATTCCTTTACCATTTAATGATCGTGATTCAACATTCAATATTCCAAATGGATTTAAATTTGAAACCAGTGATGGTGTAAAATTTATTACTTATTATGATATAACTGTAAAAGTAACTGATTATACATCTGTAGAAATTATAGCTATAATGGATGGTAAGTTGCTTGATATTCCAGTTAATATAGACACAACTGCAGATTCACAAAATTTTCAATTTGTATTACCTTTACGTCAATATAAAACAACTGTTCAAGAATTTGTAATAGATTCTGATTTACAACCATTCCAATTTACAGATATTAATATTCCTATTGAAGGAAAGGTTGCAGGTATAGAAGTTTATGTTAGAGACCCAGATGCATCTACTGATAGTAGTGGTCGTTTATATTCTCAATTCAATAGTTTGTATTTAATGAATAATACTGATTATGGATATGTTGTAAGAGTATCATCTGATGGTAGAAAATTATATTTTGGAAATGGTATTATTGGTCAGCAACCATTACCAGGTTCTACAATAATTGTTTATGTTAATGAAACTGAAGGATCTGATGGTAATGTTATTTCTGGTGCAATAACAAATGGAGAACGAATATACAGTCAACAAACTGGAGAAACTACTATAGTTGACTATGAAGCTATAAATCCATCACCAGCTTACAATGGTGAAGATGAAGAAGATCTTCAAGAAATAAGAAGTAACTCTATTAAAAGTTTGGTTAGTTTAAATAGATTAGTGTCAGAACAAGATTATAAAAACTTTGATGTGGTTGTTCCTGATGCTCCAATTAAATCTAATTCTATTCCAGTATTAAAAAGATCTGATCTTAAAATAAATGAAATACAATTATACACTATATTAGAATTTGGAACAGAAATTGTTCCATCTAGAAATGTTACATACCCACCAACAACCGAAACATATATTCCTCGCGATACTACAATTACAATTAATGAAAAAGGAGTTGATGTTGAGTATATAACATTATTTGAAATGACTATTGATCAAATGAATGAAGCAGCATACTATCATTATATTATGAGAAAAATAAATATAGTTCCTACTTTAGTAGAAAGTTGGACTTATAATGAACAAGATATATATCATTTTCATGTTAATGATTTATCAATTGATATTGATAGCACTTCTGCTGCTGCTGTTTTTGAATTATCCTATTATTCAAATGAAACTAATTTTGCTGACTGTGAATGTGAAATGGAAATCATGTCAACAAATGATAAATTTAATATGGATAATACCGGTGGTAAATTTACTTATACATTTTCAAATTATTTAGATATTCCAAAAAATAATCAAGTTTTTTATTTTACTATAACAAACCCACATGATATAACAGATCCAGTTACATTAGTAACAACAACTGTACAACAATTAAATAGCCAGTATTCGTCAGAGTTTACTGTTAGAAAAGATTTAAAATCATATATGATTTCCAACACTGCTTATGATGGAACAACAACAGTTATATATGATATTCCTGTTATTAGAAAATCATATTATGATAATGTTGATAAAGTAGTTTTTGAATTACAAGTTTTACAAAGTTTTATATCATCAGTTGAATTAAAAAATTATAGAATGTTAACTGATTTTATAAATATAAAATTATGCAACACTACTGGTTTAACTAGTAATATGTTATTAAATAAACCTACAAAACCTAATGTTATTAATTTTGGTGGAGAGACGATTCCAATGGGTACTATACCAATCGGTGCTATAGGAGATAGATATATAGTATCTGGAATTGAAGGTGGTGAATGGAATAATCATAGAGATCATATAGCAATGTGTACTGATGCAACTTCTCAAATATATATATTTACAGAACCTAAAGATAATGATACTGTATATGTTAGTGATAAATTAAGTAATTATGTTTATAGTGATCTTGGATGGAAAAAACCAATATATGAAATTCCTTTAAAAATATCATTAGAAGTATTTAAAATAAACGATTCTTCAATTGATGAAGGAAATTTAATTAATAATATTAAAAATACAATTATAGAATATTATGAAAATTTTTATGGTGCTAAGATAGATATTAGACGCTCAAAAATTATAGATTTAGTGCATAATGTTAATGGAGTTTCTCATTGTAGATTATTAAAACCAGAAACTGGTATTTATTTTGATTATAACATAGACGATTTTACTCAAGAACAATTATTAGAGTATACTCCGGATTGGGTTTATTTTACAAAAGATGATATTACAATTAAAATTTTTACATTGGATTAATAAAATATGGAAACATTACTTGATATAGCTAATATTGATTTAAATAAATTAAAAAGAACTTTACATAAGATTGCAGCTCAAGAACTATCCAGTTTGTCAGAACCATGTTATTACCCAACATTAAAAAAATATTATTATGAATTATTGTATATATGCAAATTAAAAGAAAAAGATGTTACTCAGTATGTTAAAAGATTTTATGAAGGAACTCCTGCTTCTAAATGGAAATTACATAGAGATCCTATATCTAATTTTTATATATTTTTAATGTATACATTAAATAAAAGTAGACAAGTTGCAGCATATAAATCAATGTTAATTGTTTATATTATTAGAAATTATACTAACTTGATGCATAAACAAATGCAATTTTGCAATGAAGATGTGTTTAAATATGCATTAGAAAATTTAGCTAAGACTCATTTATTTACAAGAGAAAAAACTATACCTGGATCATTATATTATTTATCAACTGAAATGGATAAAAGATATGGTAAGTTTATCAAAATGGGGGATGTTGATGGGGTTACTAGGTTTATAACTGAATGTAGAACTAGAATATCTCAAAGTATTAAAAGTTTTGCTGAGATATATTATAAAGCTAGTAAGGAAGGATTAGCTATTAAAAATCCAAGAGAAGATGATGATACAACACAATACCAACAATTAGAAAAATCTAGTAGGGTTATAAATGATGTTGTTAAAAGTATAACTGTTTATAAGGTTATTGATTCTAAAGCAGTTAATGATGCAAGAACTCTTACTAAGGTTAGAGCATCATTAGCTACTTCAATTTCAAAAAGTTTAACAGATATTAAAAATGTAGACAATATAAGACTTATATTAGAATTATTTGTAAAAGAATTGTCTCAAGTTGGACATCTTTGTGGTGATCAATTTTATAAAAATGTTAGAACATTAATGGCTGTTAAAAGAACTAAAGCAAGAGTATATTTTAAACAACAAAATAATCTATTAGTTCAAACCCTTATTAAAGATATAAAGTTTGATAAAGAATATAATAAATTAACCAAACAAACTCAATCATTAATTAATCTATACTTAGCATATTATTTAACATTATCTATGAGAAATTCAATATGCTAAACATCAATCCAATGTAATCTTGATTCTATAGGTTTTAAATTTTTTTTATCTCTGGGTTTAATTGGAGAACTTGGAGATGTTGGATCAGCTATAGATTTACTTTTTTTCATATTAAGTTTTTGTGGTTGTGCACTGGATTTACTTGGTCCTGATGAAGTATTGTTTGCTTTTCTAGATTGATGACTATCTATTCCAACTCCACCAATTGATTCTAAATATGATCCTAAAGTTGGTCTTCTACTTCCCCATGTGCGACTTCCTTTTCCAGCTAAAATACTATTATATAAACTGCCAAAATCTATTCTAACATCACACATCGCTAAATTTTGATTATAAGCTATACTTTGTTGATCACCACCTTTTATTATAGCTATACTATTTATATATGCTGCATTCAAATGATATATACCTGGTGATCTAACTTTGCATAACAATGGCCATTTATACATTGATGAATCTTCTGAAACAGTTGGAACTCCTAAAGCCACAATTGCTGCTATTGGTCCTACAATATATTTTCTAGTTGAAGCTGGATCTCCTGGATTAGGATTGTATAATCTTATAGTCATTGAATATGATGGAGTATAACTACTATTTTTCCATACTTGTGGAAAGTCAACCCTTGCTCCAGTTACTATACCTTGTACAGCAGCTTTCACACTATTATACATACTTTTATTTTTTGTATTCATATTTTGAGCTTTATTATCCATTTCTTTTGCTTTTTTAGCTACATAATCTTTAGCCCCACCAAGCCCAAATACATCAGCCATATCACCTACTTGTTTTGTGGCAACATTAATGTCAGTCCATCCAGCTATTTGTGCTAAATCTCCTAATCCACTAGATGCTGCCTGAGCAAATTTATCAAGAAAGGTTTCTCCATATTCATTATTAAATGTATCAGTTGGAAAATTATCAGCAAGATAAGCAACTTTAACTTTATTACTACTTATTGAAAAACCAACATCTTCTAAAATACCTTTATATTTTTTTTTACCTTTACTTTCACTTAAATTAAATAAGGAAAGACCTCTACTAAATTCTGGTTCACAAGGAATAATAGTAGCAGTTGGCATTGAAGCTTTCATCACTTCATCACTTACATGTGTATTCGGAGGCATTCCAAATACCATTCCATCCAAAGATATTTTTTTCCCAGATGATCTATCTGAATCAAACTCATCTTTCATACTCATAATCTATCTCCTTACGATATATTTCCAGTTAAAATGTTATATAATGAATCATCTATTGGTCTTGATGGTGCTATTGATCCACCACCTGAAGTATTGTTAGTAGAAGTTACTGAAGATGTTTGATTGATAACTGTATGCATATTAGCAATACTTGCTTTTGTTCCTGTATCGACAGAATTTTTAATTCCATTCAATCCTTCCATCATTCCATTATTAAGCAATGCTCTAAGTTGTTCTTTTCTTGCTCCCATTGATGCAACCTCTTTACTACCCACAGGACTCCCACCCATTATTTCTTCTGGTGGTATAAAATTTGCAATCTCGCCTGCTTTTCCTGTTAATGTAATAGTAGAGACTTGTCCTGCTTTTCCTGGAAAAATATAAGCACCACCTGCATGAGCTGTTATTTTAGCTGCAACAGTTTTTTCTGGTACCATATTTGGTTCCCAAGCAATTGTAGAACCATTTTTATATTGATCATATTTAAATTGTGCATCCCATTTCATAAGGGTATACATATTCTTTAGTTCATTCCATGAGGTCATAGAAATTTCTTTTATTTTAGTTACACCACCCCATAATTTTTCTTTAGTATCTCTATAAAATTGTTTAGGATCTCCATACGCATCAACAAAAAATTCCTTTAATTTCAATACAGATGTAATTAAATTATCACCCATAGTCATTAACATTGGCATAAAATTAGTTTTTAGATCATAACCTTTTTGTTTAATCTTACTCAACGTTGATGATGCTTTATCAGTTATTCCATATTTTTCATTAGCTTTTTCTGCTTTAATTAGTAAATTTTCTTTTTGAGTTTCTGCTAATAATCTTAGTTGTTTTATTTTATCTTTTGGTGATAATCCAGACCAATAATCATATGATTCCTGGGAATTCTGCATTTGTTTTTCCATATACTCTGTAGCTTTTTGTCCTGTAGTAGAATCTTGATATTCTAATAATTCAGTTACAGCTTTACCATAGATAGTATCTGTATTTGTTTTTAATGTTTTTCCAGCTTCCTTAATTCCTGAAGTTACCTTATTAATCCCAGTTTTATTTTTAGACCCTTTTTTATATCCTTCTGTTAAACTTTTTGTTGCATCAACAGCTACATCTGTTAATCCACCTGCCAATGCCGTAGTATCTTTATATATTTGTGTTTCTTTTATTTCTTTAATTTTAGTTTTTGCTAAAGATTTATTTTCCTTATAAGTTTGACCAATTTCCCAAAGTGCCACATCTCCATTAGCAGCTATCCATTTTTCTTTACTAAAATTTGATATAGTATCAAATGCATTTAATAAAGCATTTGGATTTTTTTTTGATTTATCAGCAGCATAGCCAGATAATAAAGAACCAATTTCAGTATTACCTGCGAATTGATTTATTGTAGGAAACCATTTAGTTATAGCTACCTGTGCTTTATTTACTTTATTTTCATATATATTTCTTTTATCTACTTTATTAATTTCAGCAAGAGCTGTTTTTTGAGATTTAATAGTGATTGAACTGTTAGAAGTTTTATTTGTTTTTGTATTACTAGCTTTTACAGTAGTAGTTTTTACATTAGTAGATGGTAATGCCTCATTTTTAGCTCGTCTAACTACTGATGAAAAATCTGAATCTAAATCTTCTTGAGATAATACTTTACCTTGAGATGTTAAATAACTAAGAAATGCTTTTTCTCTATTAATTCCATAATCTTCCCATGATTCTCCAAATAATAATTTAGGTCTATATATTTTATTTTTTACAAATTTTTGTCTTAATTTAGATACTTGACTATGACCATATTGCAAATAGTCTTCTGCATGTTCTGATTGATACTTATTTTGTGCATCTTGAACTCTTAAAAAATTTACACCTTGGAATAATCCAAAGTTTTTTCTAGCTTCATTACTAACATGTCCCAAAGATAATTCATTCTTAGTTCTCATTGAAGCTAATTGAGCTTCTTTTTTAGTAGTAGAACCACCTTGTTGATAATCTTTTTGAGTAGCATAACTTGTTTTTCTAATGATATCACTAGATTTATTTCCTGCTGCAGTTTTTTTATCTATTTTAGCATATATTTTATCTGTCACAGGCTTAATAAGATATTTATTTGCAGCTAAACCTAATGCTGCTCCAGCCGCACCAGCTAATGCTGTCGCTATTGCTCCGCTTAAAATTGGTCCAAGCATTGTTGCTATACCAGAAATTCCACCAGAAAACAAACTCATACCTGTTTTAAGAATACTCCAAATAAACCCAGCACCTTTTTTCAAAGTTTTTGCTGTTGTTTTTGCTATACCTTCAGATGCAATATTAGATTTTAAATTCTTTTTAGTATCTTTAGCCATTTCAGCTATTTTACCAAATATTGTTGGTTTACCACTTCTATCTTTACCGCCAGATGAAAAATTTTCTTGTTTTTGATTATATTTTTCTCTTCGAGCATCTTTTCCTGCAAGTTTATTCCCTTTAATCCATTCATCCATTGCCTCTTCTTTTTTGGCATAGAAGGATTTTTCTTTTTCTTCTTCTTTAATTACTTTTGTTCTAAGTTTATCAAATCTTACCTCCATAGCTTGCATAGCATATTTTGTTTCTAAATCTAATGCGTCCATAGCATCTTGTTTAGCTTTTATTTTATCATCTGCTTTCTTTTTCTTTTTATCAAAAAACTCTTGTTTCTTTACTGGGTCAGACTCTGTATATCCTTTAATATTTCTCCAAGCTTCTGTAGCATGTTTTTTGGTAAAATCCCCTACATTCTTTTTACTAAAAAATCCTTTTTTTCCAAATGCATCTTGATTAAGAAAATCTCCAGACCCACCTTTTATTTTATTTGCTGCCCAACTAATTGCTTTACCTGGTGCTTTAACCAAACCTTTATATGCTAATTTTCCTACAACTCCAGAAATAGAATAACCTGATTGACCAGGTGCTTTTTTGGCATCAATTTTATCTTTTGATGCACCAGATTTTAATGCAGATGCATGTGTTGTATTAGCAATTAAGAAAGTATTATGAATAACATCATCCATTTTTTCCATCAAACCTTGGAAAGTTTGAGTTGATGCATCAACTAATCTTTCAAATACAGTACCTCTAGTTGCTAATTTATTACCATATCTTCCACGTTTTTTAAATAAAAATTTTAATGGAGATGTAAATGCTTTTACTGTGCCTTTAGCAGATAGATACATAGCATGGAATACTGGATGTTCATATAACATTTTATTCCATGCTGCTGCTCTAACTTTTTGATCACCTGAAATAGTATTTTTTAATTCAAGAATAGCACGAACCTGTCTTTCCATTAATGGAAGTTCTTCTTGTTTAGCCTCTTGAGAATAAGCTGTCATAAAGGAACCAATTAAACCTTGTTGATTTTTTTTATCTCTTTTCATAACTCTTTGTTCAAGTGCTAAATTCTTACGGAACATAATTTCCATTCCGCTTCTAATACTTTTTCCTATTTTATCAAAACCAAAGAAATCTTTTTCTTTAGTTTTTTCAAACATAGTTCCTTCAAACATACCTTTTTTCTGTTTTTCTTCTTTAGCATCAAGTCTTTTATTAACAGTATCAACAATAGTTTCAACAATTTTATCTACTGGTTGTACTACCTCAGCCGCATGGACCTTAGCCAAACCCTCTTTTTGTACATAACCACCTGATGCCATATGAGGTACTTGTTTTTCAATATCTTTTGTTTTAGCAGCTTTTCTAGCTGCAGATTGAACTCTAGCATCCGCTAACGCTTCTTTGATAGCTGTTTCTTTAGTAAAATATTTTTTATCTTTTTTAGCTTGGCGAGCATTCTCCATTCTAGTTCTAACGGCACCACGCTTACCAGAAATTCTATCCATCATAGAATTCCAGAATTCTTTTCCTTTTTCCCATCCCATAGAAGCTAATCTTTTAAATCTAGTAGTAACTGAATCTAATGCTTTACCTAATCCAACTTTCATTTTATCAATCATATTTCTAAAAACAGTTGTTTCCATCATCTTAGCAACAGCATACCCAACTAAAGGTGTAAACTTACCAATTGTTGTTACCATAAAGTTTTGTCTATTAATATGTATATCTTCAGTGATTGCTTTAGCATATTCATTCATTGCTTTTGCACCAGAGGCAGTAATATTTTTAACTCCTCTAGCAGTCTCAACAGTAATTGTTTTAACACCTTTTGCTAAAGCTTCTGTTGTTTTTGCTAAACTATTTAAAGCTTTATCTACGGAGGTTACAGCTTGTCTATTTCCTGGATCTGTACCATACTGTTTTTTAAGATCTATCTTAGATCTTCTAACAGTGTTGTCTGCTATACTACTAATACCTTTGATTCTATTATCAGCAGCAGCCATTTGTTTAGCAGCTTGATCTCTAGTTAACCTTTTATTAGCCATTGATTACCCTCTATAATTTTTTAATAACAGAAAATGGTTTATTTGGTGATCCTTTATATAATTCAATATACATAGCAATAATTTCTGATGGATAAAATAATTCTTGACTACAGAATGACATATTATTTACTACATCTAAACCATTTATATATCCTTTTGTTAAACCTGAATATATATGAGAAAATTTTCTTATTTGATTATGTAATGAATTTAAATCTTGAAAATATAATTTGATATAATGATAAAAATCTGTCAATACTGAATTGAATTGTTTTTCTGATAAAGATGACTTACTTCTTAATAATTGACTTATTAATTTAATATACTTTTCTAACTCAGCAGAAGTTGAATCTTTATATTCAAAGTTTTTAAATAGATATCTAATTATTATTTTACTATCATTTGTTATATTTGAATCTTGCGTTTTAAATATCTCTTCAAATAAAGCATTATAATATCTTATAAATTCTGTAAAAAACATTGATATAAAATTATTTTTAAATTTATCTGATGCCATATGCATTAACTCATGCAACATTAAATTGGATAATACTTTATCTTTAGCAAACCCCCATTTAATATTATTGTCCATTAATATAAATACTTGTTTTGTTTTTGGTGTAAAGAATCCAGCTATACCTTGATCTGAATATGGTGCTAATTTTTTAAATATTGCTAATCTAAAAATTCCTTTATTAATCCAACATGGAACTACCTTTCCTTGATCAATTAATCTCTCAATATCAGGTGCCACTGGTTTAACTTTAGAAATTTTGTACATTGCATTAATATATTTTTGTCTTAGTTTATCAGAAGAATATAACTCCATTCCATTTAATGTTGCAACCTTATCAGGAGCAAAAGGTAATGCAAACAATTCTTGCTGAATTGATCTATTATACTCTTCAACAAATTGTGGAGATATTCCTTTTAAATTTTCTAATTGAATTTTTTTCATATTTTATCCTCTATCTGCTCCAAAAAAGAAATCCATTGTATTTACCATACCCTGATTTTCAGCAATATTTTCTTTAACATATCTCATTATACTAGCATCAGTCATTGATGTTGGACCATAATCATTCAATCCCATAACCTCAGTAAATAAATTACTAGCAACCGTATTATTTTGTAGCATTAATACTGGATCATATTTATGAACATAGAAACATAGTCCTGCTGATAAAGCTATATCATCATGACACCCTATATCAGCTTCTACTCTTCCACTTGGTTTACTAATTAATCCTATCAATTCTAGTACTAATCGTTGTGATTTTATAATCTCTGGAAACTCTGTTATAATTGAATATAAAGCATCTATAATTAATGGTCTTGTTTTAGCAGTTGTTTGTAGACCAGGAACTAATGTATTACCTCTTTTTTCTTTATACATCATCTGAGAATATTCACTAGACATCATTTCCTCAACAACATGGTTTCCATATGAATTTGATTCTACTACTATTGTACCTGGATATTGAGCGGCACAAACTTTGACAACTTTGACAAAATCTGCTACTCTACACTTACCCTGATATTCAAATACTTGATCTAAATGTTGATAATCCCATACAGTTATAGCTGATTTATCTTCACCATGTTCAGGTGCTGTATCAACTCCAATTATATAATGAGTATTAGGCATAGGTGGTTTATATCTCCATGCTTCACCATTAAATAATTTTATACGTTCTATAGGTTCTGTATTGATATCTTGTAATACTTGTGTTACATGATCACTAAAAAATGAACCGGTTGTTGCAAGAAATTTAAGTTCAAGCTCCTGTTGAATTTTATTTGGATCATTTTCAAATAATCTACATTGTGTTTCATACCATCCATCATCGTTTGCTAATTCTTTAACATCTCTCCAATGTATTGTGAATGGTTTAAATATATCATCGCCAGATACAGCTCTTTGATATTTTTCATAAAACCATTTACCTGGGCCTACTGTTTTGTTTGGTGTTGATAATACTACAGTACCGAAAGGAACATTAGCTTTTTTAGCATGCATTTGATTAGTTGATAAAGCTGGAATCATTGAAGTCCATGCAGTATCAAGAAATTTAATAAAAGCTGCCTCATCTATTACCAGAAAGGTTATTGCCTTACCACGAAGAGTTTTTTCCGGTGCATTTGGGTTTACTGGAGAAACATATACCTTAGCTCCATTAGTTAAAATAAACGATTGTTCCGTCTTTTTATCAAATTTACAACCCATCCATTTAGGTAATTTTTCAATCATACCTCTAATAAATCTTGCAAAGTCAGTCGCTTCCTTACCATCTTTTGAAACAACACCTATAACAACATTATCAAAGAATGTTGCTAACCAAGCAGAATAAGCTTGAATAATTGTTGATATGCCGATCTGTCTTGATTTTAATACCAACACATAATGTTCAATATTTATTAATTTTATTAAATCAGATTGTGGTTTATATGGATTGAGATTAATATCTCCACCAGGCATCTCAATCAATATATAATTAGAACAAAAATAATCAAATGAATTTTTACATTTAATCCATTCTTGTACATACTTTTGAGCTTGACTCTGTATTTTCTTTTGTTTTGTTATAATAGCATTCATAAACAAACTCCCTTTTTTATTTGTTCTAAATACTATATAGTTTTATTGGTTCTAATTAGCTCTAAAGAAGCTGTTGTTTGCCATTCAGATTGTTTATTCCAAACTAAATCACTTGAAAATAATATATACTTTCCACTTATATCAACATGTTCTTGGGTTTTTGTTTTTAATTTAACACATGAACCTACCTTAATTAAATTTTCTATAGCTAAATTTCTTTCTATTGAAAAACTTAATCTAGAAATATCTGATATTTTTTTAGATAATTTTGAAATAGCAAATATTTTTGATGTTTCAAATCCATTATCATCAATATAATATTTAGTCCTTTTTGTTACAGATGTATTAATATGTACTATCTCACCTTTACTTTGACCAACAATTCCAACAGAATTACATATATCTGATAAATCCTGTTCAATAGTATGAAATAATTGATCTGATGGCAATACTATATGTTTTATTATTTTTCCCATTACTCCAAATTTAGAATTACCAACATAATTAGTATATAGATTATCGTATGTATAAAAATATTTATTATCTGTAACAGATTTAGCAATTTCTTCTTCTTTAGATTGATTATTTAAATGCTCAACAACAATTGTAAAATCTTTTTTTATTCTTGAAGATAAATTCATTACTTTTAATATATTATTATATTGACAAAATATCACTGGTGTTCCATTATAGATACCATAGTTTTTATCTAATTCTTTTATAGCTTTATATAATGTAGTAGGTGGAATACAACATTGTAAAATTTTATCTTTATTTTCATTATCAATATCATATTCTACTTTTGTATTAGTCGTAACCAATTCACTTACAATAGTTTCAATCATTTCTTTAATAGTTTTTGGTCCAGTCCAAGGAGTTACATCACCATCATTTATTCCAAATACAGGATTTACCATAGTAGTCATTGTCTCAAAAGGTAGTCTTGGAACAGTTATTAAATCAAATTTTGTTCTATCTTGTTGATTGGATGTTATCATTATATCTGATAATGGAATATCAAAAGATGAATTTAATAACATTAAATCAAAATTCATGGTTTCAGTTGTAATTTCATCTTCATCTAATTTATAGATATTTAATTTTATTGAGTCCTGTCCATATAATTTATTTAATAAAATAGTTTCTGTAGTTATATTTATTGTTATTGTTACAATTTGATATCCTGTCGCTAAAGAGGATGTTATTCTAACATTAGAAACATCATTAGAGTAGTTCTCACCTTTAATTTTTAAAGTTATATTATAACTTCTAGAAGGTCTTAAAATATTAGGCTCACTCACAATATTCTCCTTTTATTAATTTATAGTTTGTTCCAAAAAAATGACAACAAAAAAACTCCAACATGTATCATAAAGATATATGTTGGAGTTTATTATTCTTGACAAGGTTCTATAAATACAAATTCTTATCTTGTCATCAAGGATAGATTAACCATTAATAACTTTTAATGATTCTATCATTTGTTGAGGAACAACTAAAACTCTTTCTGCAATACTTTCAAGTATTTTCTTAGAATTAAGATTTGTTTCAACACTGGTAAATCTAGTAAGAGTCAAAAATAACTGCCAACTAGTCATTGACCAAGGAGTAACCTCCACTGATTCGGTTGTTTCATCAGTTACAGGAAGGTCATTGGAAATAAGTTCTCTTCTTTTCTTACCTGCTTTTGTTTCAATAATATCAAGAACTTTTAACATATCATCTTCAGTAATCTGATTAGTAAAATTTTCAGCAATTAAATTAACAATATTATCATTAAAAATTGTAACATACTCACCAAAAGCTGCACTTAATTCAGTTGACGCTCCAGCGAGGTGAATTTGTTTTATCTTACCAAATCTTTCAGTACAGAATGAACTCATAAGAGTATTAGATTCGGCAATATGCATTCCAAATGTAATTCTAGATGCACCAGTACCATTATAAGTATTGGTAATATTCATCATTGGATATACTGTACCGACATCAGGAACAACATTAGCATTTTGAATAATAATTTCATGTCTAATTTTTGTCAAATCATTAGTCATAAAAGTTCTTTCAACAAGCTCAGCATTACCAATTGCATCAATGGATTCCTTAATCTGATTAATCAAAGTTGCATTACCAAGAAATTTATAAGAATCTGAAATAAAATTTTGATAATTCCATTCATCATCATCTGCTAAACCTTTAGTAAATATAGCAAGATGTGGAATGTTTGGAATATCATCATCATCGTCAACAGGTTTAACATTTTTATACATAATCTCACTAAATTGATCAATATAATAAAATGAACTACTATCAAGAACTGTTAACCCCATATTTCCAGCACGATCACCAAATACAAGTCTTGAAGATTCTTCCTCAGTTTCATCATCTATTTCATTATCACCAGCATCATTAATATCAACAAATCCATTAAGATCTCCATTTGCTTCAACATTTGTTTCTACAGTACCAGCAACTTCATTTGAATCTTCTTCAATAATTTCATTTAAATTGTCACTCATAATAATTAATCCTTTCTTTTATTAAATCCAGATTATCTATTCTGAATTTTCTTATTAAGTTCTTCTAATTCTTTTTCTTTCTCATCACGTTGTTTTTGAAGTTCTAATAGAATTTTACTAACTTTTAATTCATCATCAGAATCTTTGAGTTCTTTCGCTTCTATATCGAGAACCTCAATCTTTCTTTTTAATGAATCACGTTTTTCTTCATCAAAAACTTTCTCTCCAACAAGTTTAGAACTATATCCTTTTCCCCAAACTTCCCAAGCCCATCTAACAAAAAAGAATAAGACTATAAAAGTTATAAGTGCTTGAATCATATACATCACCTTTAATTTAAATAGTGCCCTTATATTTCTATAAGGACACTATATATTATTAATTAACTTCTGCTACTCTATTCTTTCCTTGTTTAATATTCATATCAAGATTAAGAGCAAGATCTTTAGCTGCCTTAGCGCTTAAGAGATCCATAAACTGACTTACAGCATTACCACCTGAATTTCCTTCTGTAGCACCCATCTGAATATTAGGAACCCATTTTTGTTTACCGAATTCTCTGGCATATGCTTCCTGAGCAGCTAACCAATATTTAGCTTTAAGTTCAAGAGCACCATCTGCTGCCATAACAACTCTTTTTCTATGAGCCTCACCATCACCCCTAAGAATGTTAGCTTTCTTTTCCTCAGCAGCGGCTTTAGCATCAAGAGCAGCTATATCTCTATTCTTTTCAGCTTTAATAATTGCTTCTTCTTTAGCAATAAATTCCATTTCTTTCTTTTTCTCTGCATTAATAACAGCAACCTCTTTGTCTCTATCAGCTTTAACAACAGCAACTATTTTTAACTGGAGTTCAGCATACTCAGCCTTAGCAACACGAGCTTTACCCTGTGCCTCAATAGTAAGCTTATCTTGTTCTGCTTCCTGTGCTTTAGCTTTAGCTGTATTTACTGCCATTCTTGCTTTCTGCTGTTCTGCAATTTGTTCTTTTACTTTATCTTCATATCTAAAGTTCTTAACCTCAAAGTTTTTAATAAGGGTTTTTCTGGTAAATAGGAGCACTACCAACTTTACCATCAACAGTTTTAATAACAGTAACTTCTTTCCAAATCATCTCTCCAGAAACCAAATCTTTAAGATGCTCAAGTTTGGTTGTTGTTTCATAAAGACCATTTTCAATTTGATCTTTAGACCAAGCAACAAATTGTCCACGTCTGTTTGAATAAGATTCAGTAGCGCTCATAAGGTTAGCAGTATGTCTCAAAACTTTTCTAACAGTTGGTTTAATAAGTTTTGTTTCAACATCTGAATAAGTTTTATGACCACGCTCAGTTACTAAAGCAATAGCTTCTGATGGAGAAGTAGGCATTAAAATTCTAGAAGTTCCTGATATATTACACATAGATCCATCATTAAATCTTACTTTAATAGATGTTTAATAGATGTATCAGCAGCAATATCTCCTTTAACATCTAGATCTTCAGTAAAGAAAAATGTTTCAGCTTTTGGCCAAACATCAATATCACCAAACATCTGAGCCCAAATTCCTGGTGTCATTTTAGCTGACATTGTTCCCCAAATAGCTGTCTGTTTAATTTGATAAGTACCTTTATCCACAGTTTCAATTAAAGATTGAGAAAAGATTAATCCAAATACAATAATAAATATAAAAACTCCAATTGTACTAACTTTTTTAATTGATAGTCCAAACAATGTATTGTTAGAACTATTTCTCTATTTATTCCATTAATATCCTCCTTCTCCAATAATAATTTTAATACCATTATGTAATTTTAAATCATTTAAACCTTGATAACATAATAAAGTTTCTACAGGATCATCAAAATTTTCATCAGAACAATGTAAGAAATAAATTTTATTTCCTTTTTGAATCATTTTTTTTACACTCATTAAATTGTTCATCTTCTAATTCTTCTTTAGTATAATATCTATCATCAATATAACATTTTTTAAATATATTTATTTTATTCTTTTTAATATTGCTCTTATATAAATATCTCTTCCATCAAAAACATAATCTGGATTTAATTCAAGAACTTTAAACCTCTCTTCTAACCCAAAGAAATATTTAAGTCTTTGTGGAGTCCAAATAGAGGCATGAGGCATAGAGGGTTCATTAAGAAGCTCATATGTTAAAAGAGTATCATGACGTTCCCAATCTGCATGATACATACCTTCAGTAATATTTTCATTTAAAATTATATCAGCAAGAAATCTATAACAAGAGATATTATCAAATTGATATTTATAGTTTCCTAAAAATTCAAATGCATCAACATTAGTATGTGTTATATTTTGGAATGGTAATTTCTTTAGCCATTTTTCATGATTTTGCTCAATAGCATCAGGTGGGTTTATTGACCAATACATTTTATCTAATTGAACTAAAAGATTTTTTTCATCATCTTCAAATTCAATTGGATATATTTTCCCTGCTGCTATATTTAAATAACTTTTCATATATTAATCCTTTTTAAATTTATTATAAACTTCTTTTGGCCAAGAGACTGATTCTTTAATAAGTTTAATTACTTCATTTGTTGTTTCACCACTATCGTCTTTTGCAATTTTAACTCCAATTCCTATAGTTAAATACATTGAAGCTATTGTTATTAAACCAGTAAACATAATAATTATTCCTTTATTTTAATTATCCATCCAACATTCTTCAATTTGATCAAGATCATTTGGTTTAAGCTCTAAACCAAATGATTTAAACTTTTCACAAATTTCATTTTTAAAATCCTCAAGAGTTTGATCAGATTTTTGATCAAATGGTGATTTTCCTAACATAATTGTTTCTTCATATGGCATTGTTGATACTTCTAAATCATCAACTAAATTTTCAATAATCCATAGTAAATCATCATCTAAATCTATTAAGAATTTATTATATTCTTCTTCTATTTTTTCTTTACTTTCCTTAGATGGAACTGTCATAAAAGCACCCTGTTTTAAAGCTTTTTTATGTTTCTTTTCATCTTGTTTACGTTTGTAAATTTCAAATAATTTACGACCATACTTTTTTATCAAATCTTCTTTTTCAATATTAATTCCCCAAGCTACAAAACTGCAACTACTTGAATTAGTAATAAAATCACTTTTCTTTTTCATATTTCTCCTATAATTTTACTATTGCATCAGCTAATTGTTTTTTACCATATTCACTCACATTAGCTGAATCTATTAATATTTGTATACTATCATCATCTAAAATAAAATCAGTTTCAAATAAATGAGATGTTATTTGAGGACAAAACATCATTCTACTTTTAATTCCACTTATATTTGTTGCATCAATTCCTAAATCAACAGCTTGTATTGCTTCTTTTTTAGTTGTTTTAAACATTTGATTATCAACCATACACATTGCTAATTCAGCTTTTTCTTTTTCATGTGTTGTCCATCTATAAATAAAATCTCTTTTTAAAATTGATTTCATATCCTTAGTTTGTGTTAACTCAACCCCAAACAAAGTGTAATATTTAAAGTCTTCCATTTATATTATGTTCCTTTAAATCAAAATAGATTCTTAATGTTGGTTTTCAATCAATACTACAAAATCATCTTCATTTATATCAATATGTCTTCCTTCATAATCCATAGTATAACCAATTCTTCCACCGCTAATAAGTCCATCATTATCTCCAAAAGAAATCTCTACATAATGATCTAAACCATTATCAATTGCTTTTTTTAATTTAGATACTTTTTCTGTAAGTTCTGTTATATACTCTTTTGTATAAACAGATGATTTCCAGGACTTTGCTTCTTCTTTTTCTTTTTTCAATTCATCTATAAGAGTCTTTTTATAAACTTCTAATTCTTCATCAACATTTTTAATTAAATTAGATAATTGAATTGGTCCTGGTAAATAATATGGATCTTCTTTATTAGAAGATAAAATTGGGTCTAATGTTTTAATGATTTCCCATGCATTTATATATGGTTTACCAGATCCATATTCATTATATAATTTAAATTCATCTTCATATTTAACCATTTTTTCAAATAAATTAGTTCTTTGATTACCTTTGAATATAAATATAAACCCTGTGCTAGAACTATTTGTTACAAAATCAAGTTTTCTTTTCATTAACACATCCCCACTCCAGATATAATTTTAATATCTTTTACATCAAAATGTTTAGATAATTTTTCATCTATATTAAATACATCTTGAATTGTATATTCATGTGATTCAAAATCATCATCATCATATATTCTATTAGTTATACCAATACATATTTTATTTTCAGGCAACCCATTTTCACTATCACCTAAAGTAATATCAACCTTTCCATCATATACTTCGTAAAGGTTTTCAATATTATTTAATTCAGGATCATATTCTTTGGTACCAAATATTTCCATTTGTTCTTTAACAATTATATTAGTTCTATTACCTGGATCAACAACCCAACCAATAAAGATAAATGAACATGAACTAGAATTAGTTACAAAATCAAGTTTTCTTTTCATTTTTATTATCCTTTATTTTTTTAATTTTATTTTTATAAGTTAAACAATTTATATTTATCATAATACTATCTTCATTTTCACCACAAGATTCTAAAGAATCTATCATCAATCCATTATTAGTATAAATATTTGAAAGAACAATATATGGTTCATATTGATATGCGCTAATTTCTCCTTGGTTAATTAATGTTAGATGATTTTGTAATATTTCAAAAACAAAATCTTTTTTAGTAAATTGTTCAGATATCCATTCTTTAGATAATTCTTTATCTATTAAATCTTTATTTTCTTCAACAGCTTTATTAATATCAAAGTCACCTGGAATATAAACTAAATAACTACATGATGAACTATTTGTTACAAAATCAAGTTTTCTTTTCATTTTTATTATCCTTTACAAAATCACAAGCAAAGTAATGTCCTGGTTTAAGAGATTCTTTTCCTAAATTTAAAATTCCTATTATTATAGAAGCAACAACATGAGTACATTTAATTTTATTAATAGCAAATATTAATTTTCCTCTATTAAAAATTCCAAATATAAAATGTTGTTGCTCTTTATAATATTGTGAGTTAGTAATCATTTTCAACATTAAAACCAGATACAACAAACCCAAAATCTGGATCTTTAATAAATGAATTTTGCATTAACTCTTTCATATATGCAGGAACATCTTCTTCACCATTATACATAGTGGTCCATTCATTTATAGTAAATAGATTTGGACCACTATCATTCTGAACTTGATCAATATTTGTTGCATCCCAATAACGAAGACCATGAGGATTTCTAAATTTAAAATTATCAAGATATTCATTAAATAAATTTGTAAATTCATCTAATTCCATAGTTCCGTCATGTGGTCTTAATGTTAATATAAATGATGCTGATGAACTGTTTGTTATAAAATCTACTTTTCTTTTCATATTAAAATCCTTGTACTGTATATGGACAACATGCTTTCTCTTGAGTTAAAATATTTCTAAAGTCAATAAAAGGTTTAGCTGTTTT